CGGCGGCGGCGGCGGCGGCGGCGGTCTGACGGCGCAGGCTGGGCGCGGCGGCGACGGCGGCGGCGGGTTCGTTCTGATTGTAGGATGGTGATCTGATGCAGGTCCGCTACATGCCGTCCCGGGAGAAGTCGGTCACCACGCTGATGTACATCGGCGACGCCGAGCTAGATCGGGTGACAAACGGTGACAGCAGCAAGATCGCGGTGGCGGTCGTCGGTCTCGCCGTCGCTCTGCTGCTGCTGGGCGGCAAGCGGTAGGTCGCGTCGGTTGACATCGTCATACTGCGTGCCGATAGTGCGCGTATGACAATCCACCTGCGCTACTTCGCGCACACTGACTCGAGTCCGATCGGGAAGGTCGGCCTCGCGTACTGCGAGCAACTGCTCGCGCTAGGACACCCGCTGCGGCTGGTGCCGATCACGTTCGCGGACCTGACGCAGGACGCGCGCGGCGATTCGGACAGCGTCTGGGCGTCGCACCGGCAGCTGCTGGTCGCGCCCATGCCGGGCGCCGGCGTCAACGTGGTCTGCGGTCGGCTCGACGACCTGCGGCGCCTGCACACGGTGGGGATGCCGAACTGGGCGTTGCTCACGTCGGACAACCTGGCCGAGAGTCGGCGCGACGTTGCCGCGGTGCTCGACCGCTACAACGATGTCTACGCTGTCTCGCGTGCGCTCGCCGAGGACGTGGCGCGCGATCTGGGCCTGCACCCCAAGCTGCTTGAGGTGCGCCAGTGAGGATCTACTACGCGAGCCACCTGCAACAGCAGACGGGCTACGGACGCGCGGCATACCACCTGGCGCGCGCGCTTCTGAGCGACCTCCCCGAGGACATCGAGCTGGTGCTGATCACGATCGGGCCTCGCGAGGGTGAGACTGGACTTGCGCTCGCCAACGCGCACCCGCTGCACCCCGACGACCGGATAGGTCCGAGCGACGTGCTGATCGTTCACACGCTCCCCCTCGACTGTGCGACAGCTAAGAAGTTGCTGATCGGTGACCGCGAGCCGGGCGACGCCCCGCGCTGCGTCGCCTACACGACGTGGGAAGGCATGAACGTGCCCGACGAGGTCTACCGGGAGATCTGCTTCGCCTTCGACGAACTCTGGGTGCCGAGCGAAGTCAACAAGGCAGCATTTGAGGAGGCGCGCACGCGACGCCCTAACCAGCAAGTCATGCGCGTGGTCCCGCACTGCTACCCTGACCATGAGGTCGTCGCCGACGACGGTTCGCGCGACGAGAATGACAGGTTCCAGTTCTACTGGATCGGTCAGTGGACCGCGCGTAAGAACCCCGAGGGGTTGATCCGCGCCTACTGTCTCGCGTTCGATGCTCAGGATCATGTGCGGCTCATGCTTCACAGCGCAGGCGTGGATCCAAAGCGCGTGATCGACGCGATTGTTTCGACCGGCATCGACAAGAACAATCTGCCGCAGATCAAGTTCTGCTCCGAGGTGATGCCCGAGGAGAATCTCGAGGAGCTGCATCGCACCAGCGACGTGTTCGTGTCGGCCTCGCGCGGTGAGGCATGGAACCTCCCCGCCTTCGAGGCGATGATCCATCGTCGGCACATCATCGTGCCCTACGGCCATGGCAGCGACGACTACCTCACGGGCACCAGCGCAGAGTTGATCGACGGCTGGGAGGCGCCCGCGCACATGGACGCGACCGTCAAGTCTAACGAGGACGGACGTTGGGTCTTCGACCGTCGAGGTCCGCAAGGCATGACCGCGCGCGTGCTGTGGAGCGAGCCCAACCTCGTGATGCTCGCCGCCGCGATGCGCGACGCGCATGAGCACCGTCGTCGCACCCTCGAGATCAACTACGACCCGGCGCAGCGATTCGGCTACGCCGCGGTCGCCGCACTGGTACTCGCAGCCCTCAAGGAGAACTGACCCATGCTCGACCTCATCCAGTCCCTGTTCGCCGCCGCGCCCGCCCCGCAGGGCGAGAGCGCGCGCATCCGCTCCATGATCGACCCCGAGCTCGCGCGCCCGTGGATGCAAGCCCAGGTCACCGTGCGCGGTGGCGGCACGTTCGGCGGTCTGCTCACGACCCATGCCAGCGGGATGCTGCGGATGGTCACTCCGCAGCCGACCAAGGACGGCCAGCTGCTCCTCGTGGATCAGTACTTCGAACCGAGCGAGGTCATGCTCGTGGCGACGGTGATCGAGCCTCCTCGAGTCGCCACGCGCTCGAGCGGGATCGTCCTGGGCTAGTCGGCGTCGCCGTCGTTGTCATCGGCGTCGCCGTCGTCCTCGTCCTCGTCCTCGTCCTCGTCGCCGTCGTCGTCGTCGTCGTCGTCGTCGTCGATCTGACCGTCGAGGAGCTCGATCAGCTCCTGCACGAGGAAGTCCTCGGCGTTGACCGTGGTCCCGTCGCGGTGCCCGTCGCAGTGCATCTTCCACGCGAGATCAGCGTCGCCGCCCGCGTCGGCGATATCGGCCCGGTGGTTATGGCACCAGTGAACGCGCAGTGGACGCATCCTCGCGACCTCGGCCTCGGCGATTGCGCGAGCCACGTCGTGGACGGTCATGCCCTTCTCGACGATGGACACGATCGCGTCGTCCTCGTCCCGGTCATAGGTGGCGTCGCTTCGCGCGGCTAGGTAGAAGTGCCAGTACGAGAGGTTGTTCGGCATGACCGCACGGTGCTACGTCGTCGCACCGTTGACAAGGGTGCGACGACGTAATACGAAGAGTGCATGCCCAACGAAGCACCTCGCGAACGAACCCCGCGCGCCACCAAGGACGCGCTGCTCACCTTCAAGGTCACCCCGACCGACCGCGCGACCATCGAGCGGCTCGCCAGCGAGGCGGGCCTGTCCCTCTCGGCATGGATCCGGCAGGCTTGCCTTCGCGCGGCGGGAATCCTGCCATGACCGCGACCCCTCGTACTACCAGCGGACCCGCGAGCGCGGTCCCGTGCGCGCACTGTGGGGCGCCCGGCGACTACCGCGGCCTCGAGGAGCAGCACCTCCTCGACACCGGGCACACCGTGATCTGCGACGCCTGCAACAGGACGAGCGAGATCGTCGGGGTGCAGCAGGTCACCCTCGTGCGACTGAGGCAGGCATGAGAGCGCGCATCGTCATCGCGTCTAGCAACAGCTCGACCCCCCTGTTCGGGGTCGGGCCGCGCTTCTTCGTGCCAGCGTATGACACCCCGAGGTGGGGTCACCTGGCGCGCGTGGAGGCGGCGGTCGGCGAGGCGGCGATCTTGCTGGCGCCTGGGTCCGCAGAGCACCCGAGCCGGTGGGCCGTGGGGTCGATCGGCTCTGTCGCCGTCGCCGCGGCTGGCTACGCGCGCTCTCTGGATGGACGAGCTCGTGATGCGCTCCTCGATCGGCTTATGCAGCTCGTCGCGGAGTGGTCGGAGCAGCAGGAGTCCCGCTAGTGCGCTACCTGTCGGTCTGCTCAGGGATCGAGGCGGCGAGCGTGGCGTGGCACGACCTCGGCTGGCAGTGCGTCGGCGTCAGCGAGGTCGAGCCCTTCGCGTGCGCGGTGCTCGCGCACCACTACCCGACCGTCCGCAACTACGGAGACCTGACGCGCTACCGCGAGTGGGAGATCGCTGATGGAACAGTTGAGCTTCTTGTGGGAGGCACCCCCTGTCAGTCGTTCTCGGTCGCCGGCCTTCGTCGAGGCCTCGACGACCCCAGAGGAAACCTCGCCCTCACCTATCTTGGAATGGTTGATCGCTTCCGGCCTCGCTACGTCCTCTGGGAAAACGTGCCCGGTGTCCTGTCCAGCAACGGAGGACGGGACTTTGGCGCCTTCCTCGGGGGGCTGGCGCAGCTCGGGTATGGGTTCGCCTGGCGAGTGCTGGACGCTCAGTTCTCCCGAGTGGACGGGTACGAGCGAGCCGTGCCGCAGCGCCGGCGACGTGTCTTCGTTGTCGGACATTTTGGAGGCGATGCCCGACGTGCCGCGCAAGTACTACTTGAGCGCGAAGGCGTGCGCGGGGATCTTGCGACGCGCGGAGAGGCGCGGGAAACGACTACCGGACCAGCTACTCGCGGCTCTGCAAGCGGCGGCGACGACGGATCCGCAGACGTAGCAGCGCCGCTCGGCGCGCGGGGGAACCGCTCGCACACCGAGATCGACGGGAACGGTGCCTACGTCGTGGCGCATGCGTCCGTGAGTGGAACCGTGTCGGCGAAGTGGTCGAAAGGCACAGGTGGCCCCGCTGGCGACGAAGTGCAGAACCTCGTCGCGCAGCCGCTGCCGTTCGACCCGACGCAGATCACGCCCTCTGGCGCGACGGAGGACGGTACCGGACGAGGAAACCCGGTGGTCGCGGTGTGGCCCCCGCAGGTCGCTGACCCGATCACCGCGCACGAGCAGTCCACCTACACGCATGAGGGAACGACGTTTCGCGTCCGCAACGTGGTCCCTACGTCTACCGCCGTGCGTCGCCTAACGCCGCGCGAGTGCGAGCGGCTGCAGGGGTTCCCCGACGACTACACGCTGATCCAGTACCGCAAGAAGCCCGCCGCGGACGGACCGCGATACCGCGCCCTTGGCAACTCCATGGCAGTCAACGTGATGCGTTGGATCGGTCTCCGTATCGCCAGCGTCGAGGGTCAGCGATGACCCTCTACATGAGGCGCAAGCTGGCCGGCGAGTGCGGCAGCTGCGGGCACCGACTACCCCAGGACGCCGGCGCGGTGCTCTGCGCGACGTGCCGCGACCGTAACATCGAGTGGAAGGCGCAGCACCCCGATCGCGTGCGCGAGCACCGGCGCAGGTACAGCGCCAGGCGCGCGTGAAAAAACCTCAACCCACAGGACTAGAAGATGGACAACGAGACCTTCGCACGCGAGATCCAGCAGATCGTCACCCACTATGTCGCTCGCCGACGCGCACATGAACTCGAGGCTGCGCGTGTCGCGGCGCCGGCGCCGAGCTCTCCAGTTCCGATCTCGCCGGCGTACCCCATCCCCAGGCATCCGTTCGTCAGTCGCAGCCGTCCGCGAAACCCGACCCCGGTGATCGACACCTTCGCGCGCGCTCTGCAGCAGCTCAGAGACAAGGAGCAGGCGATGATCCTGATGGATGTCGCAGGGTGGTCGCCCGACGAGATCGCCGCGATGTGTGGTCTGACCTACGGAACCGTCCGCAACACGCTGACCATTCTGCGCGCCAGGATGCAGGATCTTGCCTCGAGGGCGCCGTGAGCCTGCCGTCCAACACCTGCACCAGCTGCGGCAGACCGTCGATCGTGCTCGTGGCGATGAAGCCGGGTCGCGACGGGGTCGAGCCGCGGCTGTGCCGGGTCTGCTGGGCGCATGCCGAGGCGGCGCCGACGCCGCTCGTTTCGCCGACGACGGCGAGCAAGGGGTCTCGCCGACGATGATGCTGGCGCGCAACGCTGCGGGCGAGCTCACAGAGGCGACGCCGGGGCAGACCGCAGCGTGCCCAGGATGCGGCGATATGGTCATCGCTCGGTGCGGCGAGGTCAACTCGCATCACTGGGCGCACCGACGAGCGGACTGCGACCCGTGGTCAGAGCCGATGTCAGCGTGGCACCTATGGTGGCAGCGGCAGTTCCCCATCGAGCAACGCGAGGTCGTCATCGAGCGCGAAGGAGTGCGTCACCGTGCTGATGTGCGCCTCGCGCATGGTGGCGTTCTTGAGCTGCAGGCATCGCACCTTGCCGTCGAAGACATCCACGAGCGCGAGCAGTTCTACGGTCACATGGCTTGGCTGTTCCGCTGCACCTGGACGAACAACCTACGTCGCCCGCAGATCTGTCGCTGCCCGTACTGTCTGGCGACGCACCCCGAGCTGCACCTTCGCGTTTACGGGAGCAAGTGTCGCTGCGTGGACTGCGATCACGTCCGTCGCGACATGCGCCCCCCTCCAGACCCTGAGCACCTGCGCGATGACGACCATCACGCTTGGCTCTGGCCTCGACGAACCCTGCTTCGCATCGACCGCCCGCTGTTCTGGCACGTCGAACAGCACCACGAGGTATGGCGCGTTCAGCTCCTGCAGGGTTCAGAGATCTACGTTGCCGTGCGCCGACGCTGGTCCGTTGCGAAGTTCGCTGAACTGCTGCGTGCCGCACCTTTACCCGATCCTGCGCGTGTCCTATAATCACTATTATAGGACGCGCCACACCCAACCCGTAATGATTACAAGGACTTAGACATGTCTGGCAAGAGTACCAAGGGCAAGCGTTCCGCGGCTGCGCCGACGACGATCGAGGCGCCGGCGCCCGCGGAAGGGTCGGCGGCACCGTCGAGGAACCAGGAAACCGCGCCCGTCGAGGTCGCGCCGGTCCCGGCGTCCCCGCCCTCGCCGGCGGCGCTCGCCGACCTGGCTCCCGGCACCGCGGTCGCGTTCACGGTCGCCGAGAGCCGTCTGCACGGGGTCGTCAGCGACACCCGCGGACGATACGTCGTCGTGCGGGTCGGCGCCCATCAGCACTGGGTCACTCGCGACCGGCTCGTGGTCGAGGGGCGCAGGTGACGCCCCCTCCGATTGCGGTTCCCGCCGAGGGGGCCGGCTGCCTGGTCGTCGCCAGCGTCAGCGGCGGCAAGGATTCGACCGCGCTGATCCTCGCCCTGCGCGAGGCCGGCATCGAGGCGCGCTACGTCTTCGCGGACACGGGTTGGGAGGCTCCGGAAACCTACGAGTACCTCGATCTGCTGCGGCGCCGGCTCGGTCTTACGATCGACGTGGTGCGAGCAGAGCGCAAGGACGCTGACGTCCCCGATCGCGGTGCCTTCATCGAGCGCGTCCGACATCGCGCCGGGTTCCCGGGACGCCTGCAGCGATGGTGTACTCGCGAGCTCAAGCTGCAGCCGCTGCGCTCGTACCATGACCAGCTCGATGCCGACACGATCAGCGCCATGGGGGTGCGCGGCGAGGAGAGTGCTCGTCGCGCTGCGATGCCCGAGTGGGTTGACGACGACGAGTGGCGCGGGTGGATCTGGCGACCGCTCCTGCGCTGGACCGTCGAGGACGTGCTGACGATCCATGGTCGTCACGGCATCCCCGTCAACCCGCTTTACCAGCGGGGGCATGATCGGGTCGGGTGCTACCCCTGCATCTACAGCAACAAGGATGAGATCCGGTTGATTGCAAAGCACCGTCCTGACCGCATCGACCAGATCCGAGACCTCGAGCGCGAGGCCACAGAACTGCGCGCAGCTCGTAACAAGGACGAGCCTGGACGGTACGGCCATGCGCGCGCGTCATTTTTTCAAGGTCGCATCGTTGTGTCCGGTCCTGACGGCAAGAAACTGTGGCCCGTCATGGACATCGACGAGATCGTCTCTTGGTCACGCACCGCTCACGGCGGCAAGCAGCAGGTCATGTTTGAGCCGACGCCCAGAGGCGGCTGCATGCGGTGGGGTCTCTGCGAGACCGGGGCTGGGGCCGATGCCGGCGACGATGGGGGCGAACCGTGAGGATCTCTGACCTCGACACGCCGGTCCCCGCGTCTAGCTTCCGGTGCAGTTGTGGCTGCGACCTGCGCCTCTCACGCAGGGACTACCTCGACGCCGCTCGCTGCCTACACATCGCTGGCGCCGAGCGGCACACCGTCAGCTTGCGACCGGAGACCAGCAGCGTCGCTCGTGATCGTGTCATGTCACCAGAGCCGACCGTCGCTCGCTTGTGCCCCGGGTGCGGCTACGAGGACGTGACGGCGCCGACCTGGGCAGCCGAGTTCCTCGACCGTTGGCGGGCGTCGTGGCCCACCTGCGGCACCTGTCGTGGGTTAGACTCGCGCGATGCCTCGTCTACTCGCGAACCCTGGTAGGTATCGTCGTCGGCGCAACCCTGCCTCGGTCACGCTCGCGCTCGCGCTCTCATGAGCTCCGCGGTGCCTGCTGATCTCGAGGTGCGCCTTGCGCGCTACCGCACCGCGCTCGTCGCGTTGCTCGATATGCTCGCGCGGCAGTCGCGCACCTACCGATCCTGGGAGGATCAGCAGCTGGTGCGCGCGGTGGTCTCGCTCCTCGACGAGGAGGAGACCGTGACCGAGTCGCGCTAGCTACCGGGTCATCTTGGCCTTGATCGCGGGGAACGCGATCAGACCGAGCCGAACCGCGGCGAAGATCGCCGACCCGACACCGACGTAGAGCGCGATCTTACGCGCCCGGTCCTGGGCGTCGAGCTGCGCCTTGATCGCTGCCTGCGTCGCGAGCAGCTGCTCGATCGAGGTCGGGGTCACCTCGTCGGCGCCGAGTCCGTCCGCGGACTCTCCGAGGGTGCGCGCCAGACCCTGCGACTCAAGACCGGCAAGGGTGCGAGCCAGACCCTGCGACTCAAGGCCGGCGAGCGCACGAGCGGTCAGCGGAACGTCGAGCAGGATCGGGCTCGCCGCCGCGGCATGACGCGACACGAACGGCTGCGAGGTGACGCCGGCCAGCGTATGACGACGGCGGTAGCTCATCAGTTTTCCCCCGCGTAGTCGCCACCATCGAGGTCGCTGTTGTCGAGCAGAGCCGACACGTCGAGGTCGTCGGTCACCACGGGCGACACCGCAGCGTTCGCGACCGCAGGGTTCACCGGGCGCCGCTGTGCCGCGTATGCGCCCGGGTCGAAGGCCTGGTTGTATGTCGCCCAGCTCGGCGTCGCGCCGATCTGCTCGATCTCAGAGAAGCCCGGCGGCAGATCACGCTCCGACACCTGCTCGACCTGCGCCGGCGAGACCGCGACCTGCTTGGAACCCTTGGCCGCGGCAGAACTCGACGCGAGCTCGGGCGAAGCGTCCGAGACCGCCCAACCCAGAGCGGGGACGTAGATCTGGATCAGCGACTGGAGAGCCGCTAGGCCGGCGCCGACCACGATCGGGTGATGGTATTTCTCGAGGCTCGACACGCGATGCGCGCCGAACCAGGCCGCGCCGAACGCGCCCAGGCTGGCGACGGCGCCAGCGTGCTTGCCGACCTTGGGGTACCGCTTGCCGATCTGCACCGCAGCGATCCGCGTCGCGAGTCGCGTCGCGGCAAACGCCGCGAACCCCGGCAGGATGTACTCGACCAGATCCACGTCGATCGGCGGGTTCGGCGTCAGGGCAACGGACCGACGCCGCTTGAACTTCATCAGCTTGGACATGCAGTCTCCAGGGGGGGCGCGACCGGAGAACCGCGCACTGCCCGCAGGGTACCCCCCTACACCCGGGAGGGTCAATGTCCGCTGATCCGGTCCCTAAAGGACACGGTCAGGGGCTCATGGACACGCGCCCCCGCTGTCCCTGAGAGCCTCGCGGTGGGAGGTCAGTTAGGCCGGGACGGGCGGCGCCGGCGCCGCTTTCCGGGTCGCTCGGCGCACACCCGGTCCACCACAGGCGCGATCAGGCTGCCGATTGTTACCCCTTGCGCGCGCGCTGCTAGCAGCAGCACCCGGTAGGTGTCTCCTCGCACGCTGATCGTCGGCAGTCGCTTCATCGGTCGTGCCTTTCATCCATGAGTTCGCAGTCCTGCTAGCCTCGAGTCACCGGAAGCACAGTAGGCCAGATCCACGAGGACAGCGCCGCCGGCGGCACCCACCGTCGCCAGAGCAACGCCGAGGGGAAGTTGGCGACCTGAGATCTCGGCTTGCTGTCATCAAACCATTCGAAGGCGAGCCGGCGCCGGAACGGTGCCCACGAGCATCCCGTCGCCATGGCAGCTGCCCACCATCGGGTGGTCGGGTCGAGCTTCACCAGCATCGCCCAGGGGCCGGGATGCTCGGCGACGCGCCTGACCCATGGCGCGACATCGGAATAGGGAGGGTTGATCCAGACCGCGTCGTCGCGGTCCCACTCGCCGACCAGTCCGTCCTCCCCGCGCTCGAGCGCGAAGCTGCGCCAGGCTCGCACATGCGAGCGGGAGTTGCTCGCTGGGTCGAGGTCGAACTGCCCGAGCACCTCGGCCAGCTCGCGCGGTGTACACCATGTGTCCGAGAGGACGGTCACTCGTTTTCGTCCTCCTGCGCGTCGAGGACGAGCACCGCGGCGGCGAGGTAGTTGATCGCGCCGAGCAGCTCGAGGCGGGCGCGGTGCCGGGGCAGCCGCTTGCTCTCGATCGCCTTCTTGACGGCTTGACCGACCTGATAGTCCGTCGAGCGCAGCCAGCGACCGATCTGCACCATCGGCTGCTCGGTGATCGACATGTTCACCACCGCGTGTCGCTCCTGTCCCTTGCCGATCTGGACCTCGGCGAGAGCCTCACCGAACACGTCAGCGAGCTGCTGGTACTCAGGGCGCGGTGCCCACGGGGTGGGCGGCTTCTTCTTGATCTCCATCTTCTACTCCTAGTGGGTGTGCTTCTACTTGTTCATGCGGGACAAGATCGCCCCGCCGATCAGCGTCGAGATGAACGCCATACCGCCCGCGATCAGCATCCGCTGCCCAGTGCGCGTCGGCGGCACCGTCGCGTAGTACTGCGAGATCGGGTACTCGATCGCCGCAGTCACCAGTGCCGCTGTCGTCGCGATGGTCAGCAGGCTCGGTCCGTCGTCATGTGCCGCGTTCAAAAGGTACTCGTTCATGCTCGCTACCGTATCACGTCGTCGCACGCTCGCGGCGCGTTCGCTCGAGCTGGATCCAGGCCGCGCGACCCAAGAACACCTCGGGCACGCGACACAGGTCGTCGTGTCGCCCCGTCGCACGCAGGACCGGCCCTTTCGCGCAGGCGCGCATCATGCGGTAGCCCCCGGCGTAGCCGAGCAGCGCGTCCCGCGTCGTGCGCGTCGCCAGCTGCCACTCGCGCAGGTGTCGAGCGCCGGCGAGGTAGCCCTCGACGATGGTCGCACGCTCGCACCGGGCGACGGGGGTCGGCGTCATGGAGCCACAGCTCACGCGCCCGCCGGCCTCGGGGCCGACCGCATCGGCCTGGTAGCGGCTCTCGTGCCATGCGATCGACAGGAGCAGGTTCGGATCGACGCCGACCGCGGCGCCGGCGACATGCGCCGCGGCGACGTGGTCGCGCGCGACCTCGAGGTCGAGCGGCGCGTAGGTGCGTCGCAGAGCCTCGGCCTGGTCCGCGGGCAGGAGAAGGCGCAGCAGCAAGTACAGGACGTTGAGCAGCATGGTTTGTTATCCCTCGCGAGTCGCTACGGCTACGACTTGGCCTTCAGCACAGCCTCGATCATCTTGTTAGCCGACGCGACCCGCTCCAAGCACTTGCCGCACCTGCCGTTGTCGGTCGACTTCCACTGCCCAGCCGACGATACGAGGTTACAAGCACTTCGCTCGGCCCCGGTCGTCCACCAATGGGCTGCCGTGGGAGAGGGCGAAACTCGGCTTTTCCACGTCACGGCTGCACCTTCTCGTCGGGGGTCCGCTTGGTCTGCTCTTTCGTCACGATGTCCTCGCCGTCGCCGGCGCCGTCACCGGAGCCGTCACCGGAGCCGTAGCCAGAGCCGTAGCCGTAGCCGTAGATGACAGGGCGGGGCTTGGTCTTGGTCTTGGTCTTGGTCTTGTTGGTCTTGGTCTTGGTCACAGAATCTCCTTCGCGGGATTTCTCGGACTGGGTGGGTTGTTCAGGTCTGACGGTCGAGTTCTTCGTCGCTCGCGGCTCCTCCTTCGCCCACGCAAGCAGTTCGCGCCGACCTTCGCGCCAATCCTCCTGCCATGCCTTGACCTGCGCCTCGGCATCCTCGGCGCGCTGGCGCAGCCGCTCGACCTCGGCGCGGGCCTCGTCGCGCTCGGCCTCGAGCAACGTCACGACGTCGGTGAGGCTGGACGGGTGGACGCTGATCACGGAATGATCTCGCACCACGTCGTCGAGGACTCGTACACGCGCACCCCGGTCACCAGCGAGCAGCGCGCGACGATGCGATCGTAGATCCACGGAGCGAGCACCTCGGTGGTCGGGTTCTCGAGGCCGACGATCTCGTTCAGCAGACGGTGGTCGAGCGCGTCATGCAGGGGCGCCCATGCCTCGGCCAGCTCGGCGTAGTCGAGCACCATGCCGCGCGCGTCGAGCGGTCCCTGCGCGATCAGTTCGACGCGGTAGGTATGCCCGTGCATCCGATGGCACTTGTGATCCACCGGGACGTGCGGGAGCCAGTGGGCGCTATCGAAGGTGAAGCTCTTGCAGATCGTGATCGTCATCTAGTCCTCCTGCCAGTTCAAGGTTTGTTGCCGCACAGATGCATCGAGCAGACTGAGCGTCTTGCTGTATCTCGTGGCTGAAGTGCCGTCGAACGACGACACGCCGGCGTCAGCGCAGAGCGCGATGCGACGCGCGGTGTTCACGCGACCGACGTGGACCCACGCATCGCGAGCTCGTCCGACGCGCGCCCAGGTGTGCGTCGTCGCCAGCTTCCATCCCGTGCTGCCTCCTACGAAGATCCCAACGCGAGGTCCGATCAGTGCCTCGACCTCGCGCTCGTCGAACCCGTCCTGCACAGCGAGCAGAGCGCGCGACGCATGATCGAGGACGCGCGGCAACCATCGCAGCGTCAGATCCCATGATGCGCGTCCTCCCTGCACGATGTCCGGAACCACGACCCAGTCAGCGTGCGCTCCACGCCGCTCGAGGATCTTGACGAACGCCTTTTCGTCGAACGCGACTCCCTGCTGGTAGTACGACCAGGCACCGTTGTCGAGCGCGTACTTGAAGTCCTGCGGCGAGGTGTTCTTGTTGACTGGACTCAGCAACACGCGCCAACCCCGAGCGCGCAGAGCTGCGAGATTGCGCCTAGTGGTGGTCATCGAGGCGTAGGGGATCAGGTCGCTCACGACCGCGGCTCCTGTCGTCCCTGCTTGCGCTCGACCAGCGGCGTCAGATCGAGAGGCTCGGCTCGGCGCGACTCGGGGCGGGCGAGCACCACGTCCAGCACCACGATGCCGGCTCCCAGCAGCAGCAGGAAGGTCACCTGTGGCCTCCGTTATGAGGGGGCGTACCCAGGTACCACCCCCCATAGGAACGTGCGGCACAGCGCAAGCCAGAGCCAGCAGCGGGGTGTCTACGGCCACGGTCTGTCATCGCTTGCCTCCGGTGAGGGCCGCGGCGACCTGCGCGACCAGGTCCGCGCCCTGCTCCGGACCCTGCAGCTCGGCCTGCAGCTCGCGCAGCCGCGCAACCGCGGGCAGGTGGCCGGCGACCTGCTCGCGGCGCTCGAAAGCGGCGAGCCGGTCGTAGAGCTCGATGAACCGCGCGCGGTCGGCGACTGCGTTCTCGCTCGTGCAGAGGTCAGTCCAGCCGAGGGCGCGCACACAGCGCAGCGCGAGCGGGTCGAGCGCGAAGTCCTCACCGGGCTGGCGATAGGCACCGTACCGCCGGATCGCGCGCAGCACTTGGCCCCATGCCTCGCCGCCGGCGGCGACCTCGCCGACCGTCAGCGACGCCGCGACCTCGCGGATCTCCGCGATCGTCGGTAGGTACTTGCTCGTCGCGATCAGCCGCTGCACCGCGGCGGCGGCGACGGGCGACGACAGGTCGCGGAGCATCCGCTCGTAGGCAGCGGAGGTCTGCGGATGCACCTTCGCGTGCGGGTAAGCGGCGAGCAAGATCGCCACCAGCTTCGCCGTTTCAGCGTCGGTCACCGCACACCCCCGGCTTCGCGCTCGCGGGCCTCGAGCATCGCGACCCGATCCAACTGCACGTCGATCGCGCTGCGCGAGGTCGGCCTCGCTCCGTACAGGTGGTTACGAAACGCGGCGTCCCAGCTCGCGTAGCGGTAGTCGCCGGCGCTCGTCCACGCGCGAAACCGCTCGGTCTCATGCGCGATCGAGAGGCCACGCTCCTGCGCGAGCGCGACGTGGGCCGCGGTGGGCTGCCAGTCCGCGGGCATCGCGGTCTTGCTCGCCCGGGTCGACCTCTGGGCGCCCGACCCCCTGCGCGCCCGGGGTACCTCGGCAAGGGGGCGCGGCGTAGCCGCGGGGGGCATCGCCCCCCCTAGAACCCCCTCTTGATCCGGAACCGGATCCGGATCCGGAACCGGATCCGGAACCGGATCCGGAACAGAAGGGTTCCCCCGTGCTTGAGCACTGTTTCCCCCGTGCTTGAGCACCGGGGGGATGGGTGCTTGAGCACCGTCCCCCCCGTGCTTGACACTCTTCTCTCGCGTTTCCGCTGACTTGACTCCACCAACGCTTGCTGCGCGTCGCTTGTGGTTCAGGTATGCGATGCGCTCCTGCGCGCCGCTGATCCGGATCATCCGGTTGCCGCGCGCCCCTTTCGCGAGTTCAACCTCAACCATCGCAGCCGCAAACCCCGGCCATTCCGCTGCCACGTCCACGTCCCGCGGGAGCACCAGCGGGGTCTCCCGGTCGTAGCAGATCGCCCACACCTCGAGCAGACGCCCCCTCACATCATACTTCGTCAGCCCCAGCTTCTGCGCGAGCTGCACCACGCGCGGATCGCGCAGGAACTTGTCGTCCAGCGACATCCGCGCCACCTACGCGACCTCCCCGAGCAGCGCGGACGGTGCCACGCCGACGATCGCCGCGAACTCGACCAGGCGCTCGGCGGGCAACGCCGCGCGCCCAAGCTCGATCCGATTCCAGGTGTCGCGCGAGACCCGCGCCTTCCGAGCCGCTTCTTCCTGCGTCAGCGCACTGCTGCGTCGAGCCGCGCGCAACCTGTCCGCGATCCGCTTCCGCTCCGCTCGTCGTCCTATCTGCCGCATGCCCACGGTCGTATCACGGTCGCGTCCGGGTCGCGATGTTTTCGCGCACGAAGATTGTACGCACGCGAAACCGTGCGGAAAAGAGTCGCGTGTCAGACCGCTCGCGTAGGGTGCCTCGCATGACGCTCTCCACCGAACAGATCGCCCTGCGTCGCCAGGGCATCACCGCGACGGACGTAGCCGCACTCAGCGGCTGTCACCCGTACCGCACGTCCCTCAACGTCTACCTCGACAAGACCGGCGCCGCGCCCACCTTCGTCGAGAACGAGCGCGTGCGCTGGGGGAACCTTCTCGAGCCGCTGATCCGACAGGACTACGCGCGCCGGCATGGCGTGGACGTGGTCGAGCCGGGCACGCTCACGCACGCTGACGTGCCCTGGGCCATGGCGACTCCGGACGGGGTCGCGGTTCTGGGCGGGCTGCCCGTGCGCGGCCTCGAGATCAAGACCCACGGGACGCGCGTGGCGTCTGAGTACGGCATCCCCGGCACGGATCAGGTGCCTGGGTACGTCCTCGTGCAGGCGATGTGGAACCTCTACGTCGCCGGCCTCGACAGGTGGGACGTGGTCGGCTTCTGGGATAACCAGCCGCACGACTTCGTGATCCATCGTGACGACGAGCTCGTCGGGCAGCTGGTCGAGGTCGCGGAGCGGTTCCTCGTGGATCACGTTCGACTTGGCGTCCCGCCGCGCCCAGACGGGAGCGATCAGTTCTCGCGCTACCTCGCCGAGCGGCATCCGCGCGACAACTGCACCATGATCGACGTGACCGGGCGTCCCAACGTCACCGCGATGATCCACGGGCTGCGTGCTCGGCGCGAGCAGCTCGCGGCGATCGAGCGACAGGTGGAGGAGGCGACCCAGCAGATCAAGGAGATCATCGGCGACGCCGCGGGTCTCTCTTGGAGCGAGCAGTCGATGGGCAAGACGATGACGCGCAAGCTGATGTGGAAGTCTGATCGCGACCGTCTGACCATCGACTGGCGCGCGATCGTCGAGGAGATCTGCACGACGTTCGGTGTCCCGCGCGAGGTGCGCGACGCCGCGCAAACGAAGCACACCGAGATCAAGATGGGTGCGCGGGTGTTCCGCGTGCCCGCGCACTGGAACAAGGAGGAGGTCTGACCATGAACGTGAACCCTGCCCTGCTCAACGGTAACCACAGCGAGGCCAGCGTCGGCATGCAGCGTCGCGACTTCTCGGGCGTCAGCTCGACGCGCGAGAACAGCGCCACGGCTGCGCTGGCTGCCAAGGCGAAGGCCGAGGCCGAGGCTCGATACCTCTACGCGATGCACCGTCCGCGGAGCCTCGCCCAGGTCCGCGCCGCGCTGCTCAAGGAGTGCTCGAGGCCGGCGTTCGCGCAGGCTGCGATCTGGAACAAGCCGGTCGGCAACGGACTCGAGGGGCTCTCGATCCGGTTCGCCGAAGCCGCGGCGCGAGCCTACGGCAACCTCTCAATGGAGACCGCGCAGATCTACGACGACGAGCGCACGCGCGTCGTGCGGATCACCGTCACCGACCTCGAGACCAACACCCCGTGGTCGCAGGACGTGAGCGTGGACAAGCTGGTCGAGCGCAAGCACCTGCGCCGGGGCCAGGTCGCGGTGTCGATGCGCGCGAACACCTACGGTGATCAGGTCTACGTCGTCGAGGCCACCGAGGACGAGCTCGCGGTCAAGCAGGCCGCGGCGCAGAGCAAGGCACTGCGGACGCTGATCCTGCGGTGCATCCCCGGCGACCTGCAGGACGAGGCCTTTGCCGCCTGCAAGCGCACGATCGCCGACGAGAGCGCGCGAGACCCGCAGGCGGCGCGGAACGCGCTCTGCGACGGCTTTGCGCGGCTCGGAGTGCAGCCGGTGCAACTCGAGGCGTGGCTCGGTCACACCCTGGACAGCATCAGCGACCGCGAGTTCAACGCGCTGCGCGGGATCGGGGTCGCGCTGCGCGACGGCGAGACCAGCTGGGATGCGGCCATGGAGGTGCGTCGCGAGAAGCTCGCGGCGTCCGAGGATCGCGGTGGCGCCCCTCTGGCGACGGTCGGTCGCGGCACCGCGGCGACCAAGGAGCGGCTGCGTAGGTCGCAGGTCGCGCCGGCGCCCGTCGCCGTCGAGGTGCCGGTCAGAGATACCTAGCGGCAGGTCGCGCAAGGCGCCGAGCCTCGCGCTGCTCCCACGCCGCGAAGGCTTTACGAGCTCCGTCGAGCCGTTCCTGCGGAACACCAGCAGCGAGGAGCAGATCCCAGTTCGGTGGCATCGCCGCAGGACCGGCCTCCCACCGTACCTTGTCCAGCCCTCGGAGAGCTGTCATGCCGGCCTTCGACCGGGCGCCGCTAGGGACGGTACGCTTGCTGATCGCGACCGGACGTAGCCCCTTGTCGGCGAGCGCGAGGTAGGTCGTGCCTCGCTCGGTCAGCAACGAGTACGTCAGGAACAGGCACCCCGGCACACCGTGTCTTCCGCTGAACGGCAACAGGTCGATCATGCGCGCTGCGATCATTGAGGACGCGCCGCGCACCGTTCCGTCCGACGCGATGCGCGACAGCTCTAGCATCCCGAACGTCGGGCACTGCTCGCTGCGCTTTTCCCATCGAGCTGACGGATGACCGGCAGCTCCGACTGCGACGAGCCGCGATCCGACCATGACGCCGATCGTGTACATCAGCCCGCGGTAGTTGATGTCGGGCAGCTTCGAGTGGTGCTGCTTGATGAACTCCGCGGCGCGTTCCTTATCCACTGAGACAAGGCGCGGTCGATTGCTGGTCTCATCAGCGACGTGCCCTCGCTCTCCAACCGCAGGCACTCCTCGCGGTTGGAAGGTCTCGTACAGCGGGTTGTCTTTCAAGTCGTCGAGGTCGTCGCCCATGGATGCTTCCCTCCTATCACGCGTCATGCAACAGCATCTCGATCTGCGTCGCCGGCACATCTACGGGCAAGAAACCGGGGGGGCGCAGAGCTGGCGCCTGTAGGTGTCGATGACGACCGACCCCTGCTTCGCCCTCGTGCCTCACCACGATGTAGTCGAGGCCGGCGGCGACGCGCACGATCTGGTGCCCTCGCTCCATGATCCAGTGCGCTCCGCTGCCGGGGTCGATGGACTCGTACCAGTTGCGGGTCTCCCAGAACGACCAGCGGTAGGCACAGGCAGCGTCGGCGACCAGGCCGACGCTTAGGGCGACCTCGCGCTGCGCTCGGACGTAGTACAGGGTCGGGTGCATCAGACAGGCTCCGCGGTCACTGGTGAGCAGCGCGGCGACCTGACGCCGGATGCGCGTCGGCCCGTGGTAGTCGTCGTCGTCCCAGAGGACATAGACCGCGTCGCGGTCCCCGATCTCGCGCATCATGCCGTTGCGCTTGGCCGGGAGCGACGTGCGCGCGATGCGTCGGTAGACGACGCGGGGGTCGTCCGCGCAGCGATCGCAGGTCTGTCGAGTTGCTTCGCCGTCGTCCCAGACGTGCAGCTCCGCGGGGCCGGCGTAGTCCTGCTCGAGGAAGTAGTGCGTCGCGCGATGCGCCATGCGCGGACGGTCGAGCGTCGGAAGCATGGCGACAACGCGCGGGTGCGGCGCCTCTAGGGCTGCCACGACACGACGTTGCCCGGGTCGATGATCAGCCAGCGGTCACCGACCAAGCCGACGTTCCCGGCGTGAACGTCGCTGACGAAGATGCCGGTCTCCTGCCAGTTGCGGATCATCGCGTCAGCGAGCTCGCGCAGCTCGGGCACGACCTTGCCCATGGCGCGACAGTCCCTGACCCACTTCTCCATCGCTTCGCGCGCGTCCTCGTTCGCGATGATCAGCTTCCACGCCTTCTTCGCGCTCTCGTGCTGACGGTGGATCGCCTCCTCGGCTTCCTCCGCGTCACGACCATGCTCGGCGACCCACTTGTCGATCTCGCCGACGTAGCGCGCGGACTCGCGCCACAGGAACCGGATCGGGTAGCCCTGCTTCTTCTCCGGAACCTCAAGCACCATCGGGTACGCGACGGTCATCTTGTGCGGCAGGTCATCGACGATGTTAGCGGCGAAGTCTGCCTCGCTGGCGTCGGTGGTGACCTTGAGGACGACCTTTGGATCGAGGGTCGGGAACACGCACCCGTAGCCGCCGCACCCGTACTCGCGCACGCTCGCGCGCAGCTTGTTTCCCTGCGCCTGGACCCGCGATAGGCGCGGCACCCACTCAGGCGGCGCCTCGTCCTCGATGCGCTCCATGTACTTCGCGATGATCTTGGTCGTCCACGGGGGGTTCTCGACGAGCTCGCCGCGCGTGCGGCGCCGGCGCCGGCGCCGGCGAGCTGGGTTCGTCTTCATCTCCTCGTTGTCTTCGTCGCTAGTCGCGGCGCGCTCGCGCAGCGCCTGCTCGATCGCGCGCGTCGCGCAAACGGCCCATCCGCGCTTCCACTCTTTGAAGCATCGGTCAGGATCGAGTCCCTCGAAGTCTT